GTATTCATCGCTCACTTCTGCGTCATTGCATCCGTTTTCTTCCAAGCAGTTTGGACAGATGTATTCGTCCACATGGATCTCGCAGACTTTCATGGGAATCTGCTTCTTAAGCGCCTTTATTCCCATTTGTGCGGCAGCATAAGTTGCATCCTCTACAGGAAAGCTATTCAATTCTTCTATTGCGTCGCTAATTGGAGTAATATCCATAAGTCCAGCAACCTGATCCGTCACTTGTCCTGTGTACAACGCATATTCGTTCATAATTATTTGGATTATGCAATTACCACAGTCACCTGTACATGACTCTGATCCCTCACACGGCATCTCTACAACATACAGAACACTTTTCCCTCCGCTTGTAGTCGGATTCGTCATGGCGCAGCATTCTTCCGGCACCCATACTCCTTCATCAAATTCAATCATTTTGATCATTTTGGCATCTCCTTTCCCTGCCATTGCCGTCCCAGTCCTTATACTCCTGCATTGTTGTCTCCTTCCTGGACGACTGCTGCCTCTTGGTATCAGCGGCCGCCCCGTGGCTTCGTTTACAGTGTCTATTGTGATTCACTTTATCCAAAAGGCTTATTGATTTTTCTGGGCTGCCAGTGCTTTCTGTACGGCAGCATAGTAATTATTCACTCCTGCAATCAGGATCTCTGTCTCGGTCTTTGCCATTTTTTCGGCGCAGTATTCCAGTCGCCGCTTTTCCTCCGGCGTCATCCGGATGATCTTGCTTATTGTTCTGCTTTTCATCTCTGCGCTCCTTTCGTGTATATACAAATTTGTATATACATCATCCCCACTTGTTATAGGTCAGGGCATCCTCGCTCCAGTCCGGATAATGGTCCTGCAAATACGCTCGGAAGAGTTGCAGCATCTCCTCCCGTCTGCCCTTGTTTCCGTTATCCAGCATCTCATGATGGCTTTGGCAACCCATGGCTCCATTCTGCGGGATCCCGAGTCCGCCGCGTGATCTCGGGATGTAGTGCATGATGCTCTGTAGCTGCTGTCCGTACCAGGTAACATCCTCCATGTGATATTCCATACGGCAAAAAATGCACTGATACAGATCACGCTCCTTGATAATCCGGCGGGAGGCGGCATTAAACTCCCTCGCTCTCGCCTGTTTCGACATCTTCGGCATCCTGCCCGCCTCCTTTGCTGAGTTCTTCCAGCCGGTCCAGATAGCCGGATATGTCGGACAACTGCTGCCGCGCGGCACCAATCAGATCCATCTCGACATATCGTACCAGATTCTCCACGCTGCCACGGATGGACTGACGATAAGCTGCGCGCTGGTCTCCTTCGGATGGGCAGTATTGCGGAAAGTCATTTTCAAGGTCCATCTGCCCAGGTACCTGCTCTTCCGGTCCCATGGTGTCGGTATTCTGATCATCCGCGTCAGTTTTCCGGGCAGACGAGTCATTTACCTGTGTTTCCGGCTCTTCCGGTG